CAACGATATTTGTTAAATTACAATTCTTCAATCAAACCTCACCCCCCCCCCCCCCTGTCGTCATCGCATCAATCTTCACCCACGAGTCAGGGCATAAATCTCGTGTATCATGCGAAACGCCTGGACCAAACCAACCACTTGGATAGCAAACAACCTTCGCCGGATTGGCATTGAAATACGCACCCCACCAACTAAATGAACTATTCGCGATGATATTATGGTCGCAGAGACTCATTAAAAGCATCTGCTGCCAGTCCCCTATGGTATCCCGGACCAAATGAAACTGGATATCGCGTCCGTATGCACCCCCGTTCACATCAGTTGCGCACCGATGTTTCAATTCGGCGATGTTCTTGAGAATGATTTCCTTATCACGCGATTCATAAAATATAAGAAAGGTATACGCATCAGATGACGCCGACGCCGACGCCGATATCATATGCGATATCGCGCGATAATAATAGTCAACTGTCATTAATGGATGAATATGTGGGTTTTGTACATAGTCGCCGATTCGAAAATGCGCGCTTATCAATATACGTCGTTTATTCGGATTTCCAATATATTCATTACTCCACGATTCATTTCCGTAGAGTTGTTTGATCCATGTTTGTTGTTCCCGTAGTTGTATCATGTTGCATATCTCTGCGTATTTATCTACGAAATATCGATGGCTCTGAAAATAACCATGAAGTCGAAGGGGCTTCGTATATTTCACGGTTTCTGTTGGCGTCGCTGTATAATGAAATCCAATTTCATCCCAATTTGGCAATGATTTGAACATTCTCTCGGTTGTGTCATTTGAAGGTATGAGATACTTCCTCAATCCGCGAAATATGGTTGACCAATATGTATAACGCGGGTGTCCAGGTTTCCCTTCTAATTCTTCGTGTTGCATAAAAAAGAATGTATCATTGTTTCGAAGTGCGGTTGCAATGGTGGCGAATATTTGAAACAGTTGGTTTCCTAACCCTCCCATAATTGTTATGGTTATCATTGTACTTCAGATAACAGATTTTATATATAATTTGTATTTCATATTTAAGTTTATTTATTTATAATAATAAGTCCCTGAACATGAACCATAATTTATCTGGATCCACTTCTTTTAGTTTTATGATACAAAAATGTTTATTCGAATCGCCTTTAAATATACAGTTAGAAATAATCTGTTGGTCGTCTTGTACTACCGCATTATGTTTTATATATTGTTCAAGTGTTGTCTGAAAGGTATTTACCCACCATTTCATTTTCTCTCGACCTGTTATAAAAAACCCACCAGAAATTAAATGAAGTTTTTTATGGTATATTGTTTTCGGAAGAAGGGTACTCTTGTCTATATTGGATGAGTGAAAATGTCTATGATAATAATTGAACGCTACTTCGGCATTTTCTGGGTCAACATTAGATCCATAATAAATCTGCGTTTTATTCAAGGCGTTAATTTTTGAAGGGTTTGGCCATACATCGCGTATACTCTTTGCATAGTTATAGTTATAGTCAGATTTGGGGTCTCTCGCCAATTCTGTTTGGTCTTCATTATCCGCAAGAATGTCTCGAAAATAACCAATATCGCACCATCCATAATATTCTGTATTAAAATATTGCCGGTTGATAGTTTGATATACAAAATGAACCTTTTCGCACCATAACATATTAAGTCGCCAGTCGGCGACACCATTCAATTTACATTCTGGGTTATTATTATTATTAATCCAGAAATCACGATATTTATAATTATAAAACTCAGTATATGGCTGAATAACTATTTTAATACGTTCTATTGTTTTGATATCTAATTTTTGAACCTCACTAAAAATAATATCATATGTTTCATCGTCTGTATAAATAACAAGATAAAATCGCACTACAATACGAATAAAGTAACGCATCCATCTGATATGTGAAGATGAACCGTGTCTATTTTTCAACTGATATAAGCATGTAGAAAATGTTATGTCTGACATTTTACTCTATATGTAAATAATGTAAATAATGTAAATAATATAAATAATGTAAATAATATAAATATGAATTGATACTTTATATACATTTATAACAACTGTATTATGGAATTATTACAACCAGAGAAGCCACTGCTCCGTAAGTTTTCAGATATAAAACATGCCATCTATATTAATCTTGATGCACGAACAGACCGCCGAGAGATACTCGAAGACCATTTAAACGAACTGACGCTGCGTTATCCGAATGATTATAGATTTACTCCAGTTCCTCGGTTTTCCGCGATAAAAGATGAGACCGCTGGTGCAATCGGATGTACGAAAAGTCATATTGAATGTCTTCGTCTTGCAAAAGCAAATGGATGGGACCACGTTCTCATACTCGAGGATGATGCATTATTTATTCATCCGGAAGTTCTCATTCATCAAGTATCGTCTTTTCTCTCGCGTTTTCGCGATCAGTGGGATGTCGTGCTGTTTTCTGGAAATAATTTTCCGCCGTTCAAAATAGAAGCGCCAGATTGTTTTCGAGTTGCGAATTGTCAAACAACTGGATGTTATCTCGTTTGTAGTCGGTACTATGATAAGCTATTGCGTAATTTCGAAGAAGGTCTTGCACAGCTTATCGCGAACCCAGGAAACGAACATGCATATGCATGTGATTCATACTGGAAACGACTTCAGCGCGAAGATCGGTGGTTTTTAATTACCCCAGTTTGTGTTATACAGCGTCCTGGGTATAGCGACATTGAAAAAAAGGATGTGAATTATGTAAAAGTGATGACGGATCTTGTAAAAAAGCAACCGCCACGAAACTAACGACGGAACGTCGTCAACGGTCTGTCAAATAATGATCTACAACCCACCATCCGAAATCGCGGTCGCTTGGGTAATGATGTCCGGCCATAATACGAATATTCGCGCATTTGGTCGCGATTTCCATAATTGCGTGTGTTTTGGCTGGGTGTTTACGTGCGAGTATTTTAGCTAAATAATATGTCTGGATTGCGTGTCCCGCCGGATATGCAGGTGTATCTGCCGAATCAGAATGTAATAATGTCCCATTTGCCTCGTTGATGATTTCCGGCGCGATTTGTGCGGGTCGAGCACGATTGTAGACCCATTTCAGCATCTTTGTTATAAAAATAACGCGAGTATGCGTCATTATTCGGTCCATTTCTTCGACCGTCATTTCATCTGGTTTGATGATGGATGTAAATGCAGCTGCGGGGTTCATATCTGTCAATCGGAAAAATGCGACATCGCTCGGCATTCGTTTCATAATGTATTCGGACACTACGGTATTTATCTCTAACTTACTGTCTGGGAACGCCTTACCAATGCCAGATATTGTAAGGTTGAATGACGGATACCACCAGTAATATCGTTTCTGTTGAACGAGAAGAACAATAATATACACAATTGCTAAAGCTACGAAAATTCGAAAACGGTCAGGGTCTCGTTCTACAATATGATAATGATATGAATTGAACCGTTCTCGTAATTCGGACACTGCGCCGCTTTCCTTTTTAGGCGGAGGCAACCCTATCCAAGTTCGAAACTCGTTAAACTGTGGCAATACGACCATATTTCTTTAATATATACTAGTTGAAGCATATATTATAGCAAACCGACAATTGCATCTTACGATGAGAATGATGCGTATTTAGATACGAAGGGGCGTGGGGAATCCGACGAGGTTGGCGCCGATACCGAAGCCAGCACCGGTTCTAGCGGATACAGCCAAACTGGGAACATAAGTATCAAGGATACTAAAGGTGGCTGCGGCAGTCAGGGCGATAAGTGCAACTTCGTCAAACGACAGGCTGCGCTTGGGAATAGCATAGGCTGCGATAGCAACCATAACACCTTCTACCAAATACTTAATGGTTCTCTTAACGAGTTCACCTAAATCAAAAACTCCAGACATTTGAGATTTTTATTATAAATAATGATAAGAAATTAAAATGGAATGGAATGGAATAGAATGCGTAAAATACTTAAATAAAGTGTAATCTAGTATATTATAATTCATCCCGTATTCCATTCCATTCCATTCCATTCCATTATGTCATATCCCCCTCCTTCCGGCGTAGAAATGAAGAATACGTCCTCTGGCGATGTTAACCCTAAATACATCGACTTATTAGAGGAAGATAAACCGATTGCCGGTCAAAAATTCGCTTGTTTATCATTCGTTTCTCCAGAACACATTTTGAAGCAAAAGGACCATTTCTTTTTTGAGAAATTTCTGCATTATTGGGACTATCAAAAGTCGATGGAGAAATTTATCCAGTTTCTTAACTTTGTTTCATTCAAATATAACGTCAATTTTGATAAGGTCTCGGCTGATTTTCAAGAGTTTGCTAAAGAAGAGAAAGAAACCCTTCAAAAGACAAACATTTACGACGAATACAAGACATTTCTAGATAAGCATGAAGACGATATGGAGAATGAGTTTAACGAGAGGCATAATTTCCAGACGTCAATCCGCGGTTTGAAGGTGCGTGGTGTTTTTGGTTCACAGAAGGAGGCAGAGTTGCGTTGTCAAATGTTGCGCGAGGTGGATCCGAATCACGATGTCTTCGTCGGTCCTGTCGGTATGTGGGTTCCATTTCATCCTGATGCGTATAAGACAGGTCGCGTCGAGTATATGGAAGAAACTCTTAACCAATTGATGTCGGAGAAGAAGAAGAACGAGGACCAGGCAAAGACGGAGTTTGATAAGCGCGTCAAGGAGACCAAAGTAAAGGCGATTCAGGAGAATATGAAATTGGCGAAGGAGAGCGGGAATAAATTGACGCAGATGTTGGCGAAGGATGGCGAGACGTTGGTGGACGCAAAACCGCGTGATTTGGACCTGGACCTCGGCAGTTCCGGGGTCGGCGGAGGTATTTGGAATACCGGAGATGAGACTGCATCCGTGTCAATGACTGTCGAAGAGATGCGCAAGGAGTTATTCGAGAGCGAGGATGTCGTTATGGATAAGAATAACGACCACGGGTTGTCGCGATTGGCGGAGGCCGGGGCGGGTGCGGGTGCGGGTGCGGGTGCGGCGGAATAAGTATTTGAATTGATAACTAGAAACAAAAAATAGATTATTACTGTGTGTAGTATTTACACTGAGTGCGCGACACAGTAATAATAATCATTGAAGACTGTTTTGTCTATTTTCGCTTTATGGATGTAAAGCGGGTTTTATGAAAGCGGTTCACAATAGATTAGTTGCTTTTGTTAATGAAAAGCAAGAATTATTATTAAATTGCTAATTTTGGCAAACCGCTCTATAATATTATAGAGCGGTTTCTATAGAATGCTAATTTCGCCATCTTTCTCCTCCGAAAAAGGGAGCAACTTTCCCTCACCACTTGCTCTTCTTCACGTTAATCTTCGGCGCCTTACTGTTTTTCGCAGCATTAGGGTCATAAGACTGCTCACCTTCATCATCAGAACCGAGATTTTTCGATATTTCCCAGAACTCCTTACTGCCCAGCTTGAAAGGCCCGTGCTGCTGCGCCTTATACCAGAAGATTTGGTCTTGTAATTTATTCGATTTCGCGTTATTATTGATGACGAGACACTCATAATTCTCGGTACACTGGTCCATAACCTGAGTAAAGCTCTCAAATGTGGGGAACATACCCGCATAGTTGTCATAGATTCGCTTACGATTCGCAATATATGGCTCACGGAGGATAAAAACGTAGTCGATATTCGTGCGGAGATTTGGAGGGATACCAAGGGGATATTGCATTGTGATGACTAACATGACCTTCCAATGACGCCCGTTCATGAAGAGGAGACGCATCATAACGTCCTTCGTCCATTTGTTATCATACAGGCAATCATCCAAAACGACAAATGTACGCGGGTCAATGGACGACTTCTTATACATATCCATATCTTTTTTGACCTGCTTTAAGACTGCCTTTTGACGCTTGAGAATATTTTCGATAATCGCGGTGTTGTATGCATCGTGGATAAAGAGTTTGGGGACATGGGCGGCGAAGAATCCGTTTCCTGCCTCTGTTCCAGAGATGACGGTTCCAATGGGGATATCTTGGTGGTGAAACATGAGATCCTGCACGAGAAAACTTTTACCGGTATCACGCCGCCCAATAAGCACAATAACTGGCCCCTTATTTTCATCAGGGCGAAAGCTGATTGCTTTCATATCGAATTTCGCGAGTTCTAAATTCATATTCAGTCCTCTGTCTAATAATAATAATGATGTATATTATTTTTATTCTGATTTTACGAATGGGGCGGGGGATGGGACGGGACGGGGAAGCGTATGCTGGACCGCCCGTTTAAAATGAATATAAAACTTCTATTCATCAATCATATTACGATTACATTTAGGAATATTGTATAGAATGGCATTTCAAATTCATTACAGAAAACATAAATATATACCGACTACAATCGAACAGGCATTGCTTTACGATATTCAGAATTTTATCCCTATTTATTCGCGATTTTTCGATATCAATGAAAATAATTATAATGCAATTCAATTGAATCAAAAGTATTATTTACAGAATATTATTACACGACCAAATGATATTATGGAAGGCGACGCTAATAATGAGAATGCACCCGACAATGATTCTCGTTCTCTAAACCATTTAGAAACCATTATTGCCGACGATAATGGAAACACGAATAATGTTCCAGTATTTGTCAAATACTCGCCATTATTGGACCCAATTCGATATTTATCTGGAAAATACCAGGCAAATCACGATAAAATACGGTCCCTTCCTAAATACAATTCTACCCCAGATGAGTGTGAAGAAAAAATGTTGAACACCAATAATACCTCTTATGTCGACGGGTTTTTCTCTTATTTAACGAGTCGCGCCCTTCATACCCACGGCGTCGTGCACGGTATCGATTATTATGGTAGTTATTTGTGTAAACAACGCGAATTTTCCGCGAATGTCTTTGATGATATCGATTATCTTGTTGGATGCTCGTTTTTCAATAACTACGAAAACGATCTCTTTACAATCGATTATTCACAATTTGGGGATGATGTAGACGGCGATCTCTCGGATGTCAATATTAGTAAGTTGATGAAAATCCGAAACAAGATGAAACCAATGGTCGGCGCGTGTGGTGCAAATAGTTATATTGAGTCCGCCGACGACTATAAATCAGTGCAAAATAGAATCAATATTTTAGAAAATATCTCTCAAGTGGATGCATCCCTCTCTACGAATGATATCATTATCGAAAATGTCA